AACGGAGAAGAGCCTTTGCCGACACTGGGAATCGGGCTTTATCAGTGCGAACATATGCACGCGGGAATGCCGGGAACAACTGAATACAGGCATTGGTATGAATGGCATTGGAAGGGCGAACAGTGAGCGAGACAGACCCCCTCAGCACCCCACAGGAGGGCACCGGTGCCCCTCTCCCGGCCGTACAGACAGTGGAGACACTCGGGTCGATGCCGCTGGTTGTAAGGAATCAGATAGCGATGTTGAGTCGTACCTTATATACGCTCGACAAAGAGATCAGCGCTCTGGCGATTCAGGAGCTTTGGCCGGAGCGTGCCACGATCTATCAATTCGGCTTCGATAGTGCCGGTGCCTATAAAGCACCGACTCCCCTGCTATCCGAGATAGATGAATACATAGTCTCCGAGGACTTTCTGGATAAGATGAGTTCCCTCGGAGTATTCATTCTGAAGAAGGATGAAGGGCTATCAAGTAAGATGATTGCCTATCTCACCCTGCTTACTGATATCTCTTCTCCGCTAACTCCGGCTCAAAAACTAAAGAAAGTAGGGGTTAGCTGGGCCGAATTCAGTGCGTGGCAAAAGAATAAGGTATTCGACGAGGCCTATAAGAAGCTCGGAGGCGACGCTGTAAGGGCGGCGATTCCTCTAGCAGAACTCGCACTGGCTAATAAAATGGCCAATGGGGATCAGAAGAGTATCGAATACGGCTTCCAACTAACCGGTCACTTCGATCCGGCAAAGAACAAGCAGATTGACGCTCAGAAATTGTTTGGTATTCTACTAGAGATTATCGATGAAACCGTGAAAGACCCGAACGAAAGAATGGCTATCGGCCAGCAGCTTTCGCTTAGGGGAAATCGGGCTATCGAAATGTAATTTCTAATAGGAGATATCCATGAGTACTGCTCTCGGTATTGGAAGTAGCGTACTTCAACTTCCTGACGACGGTGAAAACTATTCGCTTCCGCTTTTGGTCGCTGACCTTACCGCTATTGCTACCGAAGTAAACGCGGAGATAGCGGCACGTAAGAAGATCAAGCACGGTGAACTTACCGGCGTCACTATTGGCTACCCTAACAGTTCCGCTAACTGGGGAGTAGGCACTCTTACTCTCGACACGGACGTAAAGGTAAACTTTAACTCCGGCTTTGTAACGCCGAGCGCTCAAGACACTGCGAAACTTACAGAAGCAGGTCTGTATCAGTTTGAATGGACCATCAATGGGTCCGCTATACCTCCAGACGGTATTATGGCGATGAAGACTACTGTGGGAACCGACCATATCTTTGCCGAAGGCGATATGAAGCGTACTAAGACGTGGAATCCAGTGCTTAGTGCGGTTCAGTATTGTGCGGCTAACGAAATCGTTATGTTCTACACCTACAACCGCTCCGGCACCTTTAGCGGAGACAGCCGAATTAAAGTAACGAAGCTGCAAGGTACGTAATGGCTCTTGATCCTAATAATCCTAGTCCGGGACCTATGGACGTAAAGCTATTCCATCTTTACGACGATACCGACGCTGAAGCAACATCACATCATCATACTTTGGGGCCGGGAAATAATCAGGCCGCGGCGGGGAGTCACGTTCATAACGGAAGTGACTCCCCGCTTTTGTTTGACGGCATAGTTATAGCCGGTTCTAGAGGCGGCAATGCCGCTTTGCAAAGTGTTATCGCTCTACTAACCCAGCAAGGCGCCGTGGATCAAACCACAGCCTAACCTAGTACAAGTAGATAGGCACGACGATGTGTTCTCAGAACAAGAGAGATTACTTCTACAGCGTTTACACTAACAAGAGAATATGTAAATACTGTTGGAAACCTGAACCGAAAGAATGGTATGCCCCCGAGGAAACAACTCACAGTGTCAGATATGCTGGCGAATCTCGGGGAAAGTCTGACCAAAACGGCCTTTCTTCCGAACCTCTCCCGTTATGAGCCACATAAGAAACAACTCAAATTCCATAAGTCCACTAAAAAGGGACGCCTCTATATCGGTGGAAACCGAGCAGGAAAGACAATCGCCGATGTTACGGAATGCCTCTGGTGGCTCACAAAGACTCACCCTTATCGGACTATGCCGAAAGAACCCACTAGGGGTCGCTTGGTTTGTGTTGACTTTCCTAACGGGTTGGAAAAGATCATTCTACCCCTCTTCCAGCAGTGGCTACCAGCCAAATACCTCATCAACGGTAAATGGGACGATTCCTATGACCGGTATCTTAAGACTCTTACTCTTAGTAATGGCTCTTTTATTGAGTTTATGTCTTATGACCAAGATTTGGATAAGTTTGCTGGAACTTCTCGACACTTTATCGCTTTTGACGAAGAACCCCCTAAGCATATTTTTAACGAGTGTCGTGCCCGTCTAATTGATACCGGCGGGTCGTGGTGGATTTCCATGACTCCGCTGGACGGTCTTACTTGGGTTTACGAGGATATCTATAGTCCTGTGGTGGAGGACAGAACGAATACCATCTTTGATGTTATTCAGGCGGATATGCTCGATAACCCTCACATCGGTAAAGAAGAGGCTGAGGAATATCTATCAGGGCTTGATCCACAAGAAAGGTCGGCACGCGAGAAGGGGCAATTCGTCCAACTTGGTGGCCGTGTCTTTAAGAATTTTAATCCAGAAGTTCACCGAACTGGATATGACTTTAAGCTCACCCGCAACATGCGAGTTTACACATCTATTGATATTGGTTGGGCTCACCCTACTGCTTGGCTTTGGCACGCTGTTGAGCCTAATGGTCATATTACTACATTTCATGAGATGGTAGAGAGCTTTACTACTATCGAAGATTGGGCCAAAAAGGTAAAGGAGTACGAAGATGCTTTCCTTAAGCCGCTTGGTATCACCGTTTACCTGCGGACAGGCGATCCTGCTATGCGACAGACTCGCTCTAATACAGGCACTTCCGATATACAAGAGTATGCGCGCCACGGGATATACCTCGCGGTTGAAGGCGTACCGACTGGACCGGCGTCAGTTAACATCGGTCTTATCAAGATAGAACAGTATATGAAGCCGGATACCGATCCTCGCGAAAAGGGTCGGCCTTTCTGGCAGTACACGGAAGATTGCACCACTCTGGAACACCAGATGATGCGTCTCAGGTGGGCTACATATGCATCTAAGAAGCTGGCATTTGAGAATGCCCCCAAGGGAACTATCCATAAGAAGGATGATGATGCTCCCGACTCTCTTAGGTACTTTATGACTCTTCAGCCCGATTTGGCCTTTGATGAGAAGGGCAATGTCCGTAGCGCTAATATGCAGACAATAGACGCAGTGCTTGATATGCAGGTACCATTAAGAGACACAGGAACTCCGGGCTTTCCGAGAGAGTCCGTATATCAAATCTATGATTCTCCCGACGCTTGGGAGTTTGAAGGAGTCGGGTAATGCTTACTGTAGACACCGCCAGCGGCGGCCCCTACACCTATGAAATTGACGCTATTCGTGATGAGCGATACCGAGCTAATGTTATGGGTGAAGAGCCTAACTTTAACTCGGTATTCCCCGGAATGATTTCGCAGGGTGCTTATGCAGTAATTCAGGATATCAATAAGCCGATCGTCCTTCCTGTGGGCGAATTCATTGAGAATGTGGTGTTCAATGACGAAGAAGCTGCCTCCGAAGAAGCTCCGGCAGAAGAAACGACTTCAGGAGATACGCAGACTTCGGAAAGCGTTTCACAGGAAGTACCCGGAACAGAGTCGGGGAATGCCACGAGTGATACGGCCCCTGTAACTGATACGCCTATCTTTAACGAGGTATCCAGTGACGCTCCCGCATAATTACCATCCCCATTCTCGATATGGACTTCTTGAAAAGCCGTGGGGCCACATGGCTTCGGATATCATTCATAACTCTGGTGACGGTCCAGTATTTGACCTTGGAGTTGATCTTGATGACCGTCACGGCATCGCCTATATCCGGGTAACCGACGTAGAGGAAATGGCACGAGTTCTTGGTATGGCTACTAAGGATGAAGTACAGGTTCTTAAGCGTCGTATTGAAGAACTGAATGCTGAAGTCACTAACGTACCCCGAGAGGTAGAAAAGCTTAAAGATGGACTCTCTGATCTGGTGTCTGATTTCCTTGATCGTGTTGTGCCTCGGGGCGACAGTATTCCTAGCCTTGAAAAGCCTGAAGATGATGAGTCAGACGGTAATTCCGTTGACGACTCTTCTGGACAAGACGGTAGCGATGCTATCGACAAAGGACCCGATGAGCTTTCAGGCCGTACAGGCGATGAGTTCGGGTTCGGCAAGCTCTGAGTTTAAAGACACATCCGATGCACAGGATGAAATAGATGCTATTATCGCCGCGAGGGGAGGATTAACACCAGATGAGCGAGACTATTACAGCGAAGAGCACGGCATCACCTTCTAAGAAAACGACTGCCGGAGAGGTTCACGGATATATCGATAAAGACGATCCGGCTCCCGAAGCGCTGGCGGCTATGGGTCAGGCCATTCTTGATAAGAAACGTGCCGAATGGATTAAGTCGCGGTACGATAAGTGCAAGAATGACGTGGCTCCTATTAGAAACCAGTGGTATATCAACCTTGCTTTCTTTAAGGGTGACCAGTATGTTGCTCTGCTCAAAGGTAAGTTGATCCGTGCTCCACAGGTTCCCGGTAGAGTTCGACTGGTTATTAACCGGGTTCGACCTACCGTTAGAACCGAAATCAATAAAATGACTTCTCAGAAGCCTATGGCGACGGTTAAACCTGCCTCCGCCGAGGACGAAGATATCATTGCCGCTGAAGCTGGCGAGGCTATTTGGGAGTATATTAGCGAGGAAAAGGGTTTTGACGCCGCTTTTAAGCAGGCGGCTTTCTGGACCTCTACCTGCGGTGTTGGATACGTCAAAGTTGCATGGGATAGCGAAGCTGAAGATAAGCAGATGGATAGCACCCTTGATGGTGATTTCTGCTTCTCTGCTCCGACGCCATTCCATATCTTTGTGCCTGACCTTCTGGAACAGGATATTCAGCGTCAGCCTTTCGTCCTTCACGCCTATACAATGTCTGTGGAAGACGTAAAGGATCGTTTCGGGGATAAGCTCGATCCTGATATGAAGCCGACCGTAGTAGGGACCAATGAAATCTTTGAGACTCGTTATCTCAATCTTGTGGGTACTGAGTCTAATGCTAAGCCTGACTCTTCTCTCGTTATCGAGGCGTGGATTAAGCCAGGTGCTACGAACCTGTTTCCAAACGGAGGAATGGCAATCATCGTTGATAAAACGATTGTCTATTGCTCAGAGGAAGGTATCCCTTACTCTCATGGAAAGTTCCCGTTCGTAAAGATCGAGAACGTCCAGTCGGGTTCTTACTATTCAACCAGTACAATCGAAGACCTTATTCCTATCCAAAAGGAAATCAATAGGTCCCGTTCTCAGACTGTGGAGAATCGGAATGCTACCGCTAAAGCTGGATACTTTGTTCAAGAGGGCTCTATCGATCTCAATCGTTGGACTTCTAAGCCGGGTCAGCTTATTCCAATTAAACCGGGCTTTAAAGAGCCGGTTCCGATTCCTGTCCCGCCTATGCCCCAGTATATTAGCGAAGAGCGTCAAGAGATGCTACGCGACTGGGAGGATATGTCGGGTCAGCATCAAGTCTCCAAGGGTTCCGCTCCTAGTGGAGTTACAGCGGCTACCGCTATTAACTTCCTTCAGGAACGTGACGATAGCTTTATGTCGTCGGTTTATGCTTCTATTGAAGCCGCGACAGAAGAGGCCGCTTCTCAGTCTCTTCAGCTTGCTGTGCAGTAT